CGGCGGCGAGAAAAAAGAAGAAAAAGATAACTAGCGTTAACTAAAGATAACTAAAGGAGAGTAATGACAATAAATCTATCTATTGGTAAGTACAATTTCCGCGCACCAGATAAGAAAGAAAGAAATAAACTAAGAAAAGAATGTAACTCAGTTGGAATAGATCCATTAGAATATTATGCTTCTTCATTATCTGTTGATAATATTAAATTAGATTGTTTGTCATTAAAAGATAGAAAGATTGTTGAAGAGACAATATATCAGTTACTTAGTTAATTAAATATTCCTCCTTTATTTTACCCGGCCCTTTGGTCGGGTATTTTCGTTTGAATTAAAATAATTTACTAAAGTAATTTATGCATACTAAACAATATTAGTTTAGCGTGCTAATTTTAGTTTAGGATAGCGTTTTGGCGATCATTCCAATGGATGATATACTTCGTTTGTTAAAATAATTTGACAATTTAAGTAAAATCTATAAGTTAGGTCTGTAATAAGAATAACTAATGGATACTTATGTCTATATACAATGAAAATAAGAATTTAGCGGAAAAAGCGGCGGAGGAAGGAAAAAACGCCGTTAATAATACTAATAAACTATCTAACGATGATATGTTTAATCTAGCAGAAGTAGTCGTTAATTTTAGTGAAGTATTAACAGGCGATAAATATAGAAGTTATCAAAAACCATTTGCACTAAGAATAGCTTATTCATTATTAGTACAAGATGCTAAGACTGTAACAGCATTACTAGCCAGGCAGTCAGGGAAGTCGCATACAGTTGCTATGATTTGTAGTGGAATTGTTGTTTTAGTTCCATTATTTTGCAAATATATAAAAGATAAAAGAATACAGAAGTTTAAATCTGGTGTTCATGTTGGCGTTTTCGGTCCAACCAATGATACGGCTGCGCCGTTATATCTTCGTATTAAAAAATTAATGTTTAGTGATGATGCAATAAAAATTGTAGCCGATGATCCAGATTTAGCAATGGATTTAGAACCTTATAAAGATAGAAAAGTTATAACACTTCCAAATGGAAGTTTTATATCTATTGTTAGTTGTGGACCAAACTCTAAAATTGAAGGTAAAACACTTCATCTAACATTAACAGATGAAAGCCAAGATATTTCTAATACTAAATATCGTAAATCAATCTGGCCGATGACAACAGAAACCGCCGGTTCACGTATTTGTATTGGCACACCTACTTATGTTAAAAATTGGTTTTACGAAAGAATCCAACAAAATAAAGATAAAGATTTATTACTTAAAGAGAATAATCTTAAAAGTAGATTGCATTTTGAACATAATTATATAGACATTTCTGCTGTTAGTGAAAATTATGCACAAAGTATTGAGGAAGCTATTGAGGAATTAGGATTTGAATCAGAAGAGTTTAGATTAAGTTATAGATTAGAATGGTTACTTGATAGAGGTCATTTTATGACCAAAGAAGTATTAGATAATGCTGCTTATATTAAATCTAAGGATTCTAATAATATAGATAAGTTAGGACATATTCTTAGTTCTTTTCATTGCTCCGGCAAAATTGAACAGGCTAATCTTGATGATTCTTGTATTGTTGCTATTGATATTGGTAAATCTGTTAGTTCAACTGTTGTAACAGTTGGTAAAATATGGACAGATGCTAAATTATATTGCGGCCCAAAAAAGGCGCATAATCTAAGAAGAAGAGTTCATATTATAAACTGGTTAGAACTATTTGGCGATAATCATGAATTACAATATTTAAAGATAATGGATTTTCTTAGTAACTTTAATGTTGTTAAAGTTATTGTTGATGCAACTGGTAAAGGTGATCCAATTCATGAAAGATTCCAAGCTGAATTTGAACCTCAAGGAATTGAAGTAGTTCCTTTTAAGTTTAGTAAGCAATCTAAGCATGATGGATACACATTATTATATCAGGAAATTTCAAATAGAAGATTAACTTGGCCGAAGGCAAAAGCAACATATTCTGATAAAACACATAATTTCTATACACAAATGCTGGGATTAGAAAAAATATGGACTGATTCTGGTCATATGTTAGTACAAAAAAGTGCTGATAACTCGAAAGCTAAAGATGATTATCCTGATAGCGTTATGATGTTAAGTTGGTTAGCTAATAAAGAGTTTAAACATGAGGTTGAACAATTTGATATTAGTCCTTATATACAGACGCCTCGTCGTGCATATATTCGAGGAAATGAACTAATAGGTAAACAAGTTAGAAAAAAATGGTAACAAACTAAGGAATAAATATAATGGCATTTGGATTCAATTTCTTTAATACACCTTTTCAACTTGAAAAAAAAGATGACGAGAAGAAATCTAATAGTTATTTGGATTTAGATATTCTTTACGCCGATGTTTCGGAAATTGAAAAACAACGCGCTTATAAATATAAAGAATTCTGGAAAATGTATCGCGGGGACCAAACAGAAATAGATCCTGAAAATAATGATTATACAATACCAATAGTAAACTATTGTGATGCATTAGTTCGTAGACATGTATCTTTCCTTTTTAAAAATGGATTTGATATTATTATCCCTGATAATCCATCAACGGATATTGATGAATCAAAAGATAAAGACTTTATTAAAGTAAAATTAGATGAAACTTGGCAAAAGAACCTTAAACTAAATTGGATAATTGAATGCGGAGTTACAGGGTTTGTAACTGGTGATGTTTTTATTAGAGCTTCCTGGGAAGCTAATGATCCATTTGAAGATCCTTTTGTTAGATTAGATGTTATTCCATCGGAATTTTGTTTTCCAGAATTCGGCGGCCCAAAAGGAGTGGACCGAAAGAAAATGGATAAACTAACTATCATATTCCCAAAATATACACATATGCCTTCGGCAAATCAAGATCCTGCTGTAGAAATTCATAAAGAAGTTTGGACAAACGAAAAAGTAGAATATTATATAAATAATACACTTATAGAAGTTAAATCATTCACAAATGAATTAGGTGAAATTCCTGTAATTCATATTGCTAATTATCCTATTCCAGGAGAATATTATGGTGAATCTGATTTAAAGAATATTACGGTTTTACAAAAAGAACTAAATAATAAAAATACAGATATATCTGAAATTATTAATTATCATGGAGCACCATTAACAGTATTTGAAGGCGCTAAAATTGGTAATATCGAAATAGGTCCAAATAGAACCATTTCTACTCCTGAAGGATCAAAAGTATATAACCTTGAAATTAAAGGCGATTTAGGCGCTAATTTATCTTATTTAGATAGATTACAAAAATATATATTTGAGTTAACCGATACACCGGATTCCGCATTCGGTCATGGAGTTAATGGCAGTGAAAAACAAAGTGCTGCCGCTTTAACTATGGAATATTTACCAATGATGGATAAGCGCCTTGTTAAAGAAGGCCAATATGGAGTTGGTTTTAAGAAACTTAATAGATTAATTTTAGTAATTACTGAAAAGTTTGATAATGAATTTAAAAAGGAAATGGATGCTTTAGGAAACTCTAATACTAGATATAAGACGGAAATTGTATTTCCAGAACCATTCCCACGCGATGAATCATTACAATTAGAACGAATTGAGAAGAAAATTGAACTTGGTATTATGTCTCGTAAAAGTGCTCTAATGGAATTAGGTCATGGCGAGACAAAAGCACAAGAATTATTAGATGAAGCAATGGCGGAAAAGAAAGAATTAATGGAGATGCAAATGGAAAGTCAATTTGCTATTGATTCTAATAAGTTAAATTTGGCGGGAAAAAATAAAGGAAATCCAGGTAATAAAGGAAATCCTAATCCTAAAAGACCTAATCCAGATGTACAAAGTGAAAAAGCATCATTAGCAGCAAGTAAGAAGGCATGATATATCTTGATGTAGAGAACGCTGATCCTTATATACAGAATTTAGGTAATAGAATATTACGAGATGGAATAGAGAATATATTATTATATAAACTTAGTTCTTCTTATCGCTCCCGCGAAAAGTTAACATTCTTACCCATAGATATAGCTAATAATCCAGACGATAAAGTTGAAATATTAAACAATTATAAATTAACTATTATATTATATATAAATTCCCTTGTACCAGAATTATTAGAGAAAACTCGTTATGCTTATGAATCAGTTTATCCTGAAATAGTATTTAATAAAGATATTAAGAATAATTTTAGTACTGAGGAATTTTACGGGAAAACATTAGAGGAACGATTAGATAATAGAATATCCTTATTGGAAACACAACTAGATAATTCGCCGGGAGAAGAAAGAAGACTTATAAATAATGAACTAACATCATTAGATAAATCACTATTAGTATTTACATCAGTATTAATATATTCAGAATTAAATAGAATAGATAAACAATACTTAGAACGAACATTTAAAGATAATGATATAGAGATGGCATTTTGGCGATTATCACCCTTTCATAAATGGTATGGCGGAAATGAAATATGTGAGGTTTATGCAAATAATACAGGAAATGGTGCTAGAGGATTATATTATGTTAGTGAATTACCCGCTAGACCTCACCCTAATTGTGCGTGTTATCTTGAACCGTCATTTATATAATATATGTAATTTGATAAAAAAATTTGACAATCATAAATAACTATGTAAAGTTTCTGTACATACCCATTATAACATAATGATGATAGCGGGTCAAGTGAAATATAACTAGTAAGGAGATAAACTAATGGCAAGATCAGCAGGAAAAGTTCCCGGTGGGAGCGTCACAGGTGTCCCAGGTCGTCGGGGTAAATTAGAGAGTTTCAGTAAGCCAGCATTACGCGCCGATGAAGCTATTGCAGGTTCACCATCTGAAAAGGCTAATACTATTGAGCAAGATGGTGAAGGCGATAAGAGTAACCAAAAACCCGTCAAAGATTCAAATAGCTAAGAAGGAAAGTAATCAATGTCAGAAGAAAAAAATCAAGACCCGACAAACGAAGTGGATCAAGTAGCTCTTGAAGCAACAATTCAAGCAGAAGTAGAAAAGCGTACAAATGCAAAGCTTGATAAGATTCGCCAAGACGAGAAGAACTCTCATTTAGGTAGAATTGAAAAAGCGCAGGATCGGGCAGAAAAGTTAGAAGCAAAGCTACAAGAAGCTGATACACAACGTTCTGATTATGAAAAGAGATACCAGGAACTTACCGAGAAAATGGAAGCACAAAGTTCGGCGGAAAAAAGAGAAGATTATACAGATAATCAAAAGCAACTACTTTCAGAACTTGAACTATTAAAAAATAATAATGATAAACAACAGGCATTACATCAGGAAACTACAACTCGATATGAACAAGAGTTACAAAGTGTAAGAGAAGAAGCAACAAATCGTATTAAAGAGTTTGAATTACGCGCCGCTAAAGAGAGATTGATTAGAGAAACCGGTGTTACTGATGTCTTCCAATCGCTATTATCTGGTGATACAGTAGATGAGCTAACTAGCTCCGCTTTAAAGGTTAAAGAAATGCAAGATAATTATAATAATAATCTTCTTTCACAACTTTCGGCGGAAAAAGAGAAGGTCACTAAAGAAACCTTACAAAACTCTTTAAACCCATTAGCGCCATCAACTATGCCATCAATTCAAGACGGTGACTATAAACCTATAGATAGAGAAGCTTTACGAAAAATGGATAAAAAAGATCGAGAAGCTTATCT